GCCTCTTATTCCCCCAAGGGGTCCGGATCGCCCAAGGGAGGGCCTGAGCGGCCCGAGTTCGACCCGACCGGATGGGTGAGACCCCGACTCGAAACTAGGGCGCCTGCGACGGTGCGGGGGACTCACGGTGGAGCGGCTGCCGAATGGCTGTCGAGCGTGTACGGCATGGAACTTCGAGGCTGGCAGCGGCACGCACTCGATCGGGCGCTCGAGCACGACGAGGACGGGCGCCTGGTGTGGGCGGTTGTTGTTCTGACGGTGGGGAGACAGAGCGGCAAGAGTTGGCTCAGCCGAGGGATTTGCATGTGGCGCCTCCACAACCGGGACCTGTTCGGCGAACCTCAGACAATCCTGCACATGGCGAACAAGCGGGACACGGCGATGGAGGTGCTACGACCTGCAGGCCTGTGGGCGCTGGAGAAGTACGGCAAGGGGACTGTGCGCTGGGGGAACACGGCGGCGGGCATCAGCCTGCCGAGTGGTGATCGGTGGCTGATCCATGCGGCCAACGAGAGCGCCGGCGTCGGTTACTCGTGCTCGATGGTGTTCGCCGACGAGGCGTGGAAGATTCAGCGCAACGTCATCGATGACGCCGTCATGCCAACGATGTCGGAGCGTGAGCAGCCGCAACTGTGGCTCGTGTCGACTGCGGGCGACTCATCGAGTGACCTCATGATCCAATACCGGTCGGCTGCGATCGAGCAGTTGGACGCGCCAGCCGGCACGCTGCTGCTCGAGTGGTCGGCGCCAGCGGACGCCGACCCGGACGACCCGGACACGTGGGCGTGGGCATCGCCGGAGTGGACTGAGAAGCGGCAGGCATTCGTCGCACGGCAGCACTCGACGATCGAGGAGTCATCGTTCCGGCGCGAGTGGTGTAACCAGTGGGTGACGAAGTCCGGCGGTTGGCTCAAGGACAGCCAGTGGGCGGACACGACGTCCGAGGTTGACCTGCCGGAGTCGAGCACCTGGACGGTCGCGGTGGAGTCGGCATTCGACGGGCAAGGGCATGCGGTCGCGGTCGCCGGTGTCCTCGAGGACGAGCGCGTGGTCGTCAGGGTGTCGACGATGCGCACCATCAAACAGGTCGACGAGCGCCTCGCGCAGCTGCGCGCCGAGCATCCGCAGTTGTTCGTCCTGGTCACCCCCGGGTACGTCGACCGGCTCGGCGAACGGTTTGACGAACTGGTCGGGCAGCGTGAGGCCGTCGCCGGCACTCAGGCCCTGCTCGACCTGTTCGACCGGCGCGCCATCCTGCACGACGGTGGCCTCGTGCTGCGGGAGCATTTCGCGGCGTCGAGGATCAGCAAGCGGGACGCCGGGTGGGTCCTGTCGAGCGCGATGGGTGAGGGCCCCTCGTATGCGGCGCGGGCTGTCATGTTCGCGGCTGCCCAGGCAACGAAGCGGCAACGGCCGACGGCGATCATTCATAGCCGTCGGCGTGCTTGACAATTGTTATAAACCTGTAATATGGGCGCGTGGCGTTTCCCCGTCCGAGATGGTCCGCCCCTCCGTCCCCCCCAAGGTCGATGGAGGGCGGACCGTCTGTGGCTTTGCGCGAAGGCGCCGGCACGTCACTACTGCAGATGATCCAGGGCGCCGGGTCTTCGTTCCGTACCTCGAGGGCCGCCGCGCTGCAGGTCCCCGCATTCGTCGACGCGATGAAGACGTACTCTCACACGATCAGCGGTTTCGGCCTGCGGACGTACCGAGCGGGCGAGCCCATCGAAACTGCCCAGGTACTTGTCAGCCCGTCGTCGTATCTTCCGTACACGTCGGTCATTGCGAGGACTGTCGAGAACCTGTTGCTGCACGACCGGGCGTATTGGCTTGTGGTCGACCGGACGTGGGATGGGTTCCCTCGTGAGATTCAGGTTATGGACGTTGACGACGTGTCCGACCTGACGACGCACTCGACGGCGAACCAGAACACACAGTTCCCGCCCGTCGATCCGTTCTACTACATCGGCACGCCTGTCCCGGCCCGCGACGTCATTAAGTTCTACGGCGACGGGCTCGGCGGTTGGCTGTCGACCGGTGCTGCTGCGATCAACACAGCCGCCGCCCTCGAGGCCGCGACGTTGAACTACAGCGAGTACCCCATGCCGACCGTGGTCCTGAAGAACACCGGAGCCGACCTTCCAGCGGCAACAGTGGACGCGCTCCTGACCGCATGGGAAGAAGCCAGGAGCAACAGGGCCACGGCCTACCTGAATAGCGCGATTGAGGCTAAGGGCATGGGCTGGTCCGCCCGGGATCTCGCCCTGGTCGAGGCCCGTAACGAGTCCGCGATCGGCATCGCCCGTATCGCGAACCTCGACCCCGTGTGGGTCGGCGCCAGTGTGTCCGGGTCGTCGTTGACGTACTCGAACCGCGTCGACCTGTATCGGCAACTGCTCGATATCAGTCTTCGCCCGGTCATGGACATGCTTACTCACCGGCTGTCGATGCCCGACGTCACTCCTCGAGGGCACTCGGTCAGGTTCGACACGTCCGGTTTCCTGCGCGGCAATGCCACCGACCTCGGCAACCTCGTCGCGCAGCTGGTGCCGCTCAAGGTCCTCAGCCCCGACGAGGCTCGCACCGTCATCGACCTGAACACGCTCGGACTCACCCCGACAAGCCTCGTACAGATGGGCGGATAGATGAGACACCTCACGACGGACGGCACGCTGCTCCTGCACACCCGCGCGGACGATGGCGGCGACATCATCGGCACCGGCTACGGCATGGCCGTTCCCTACGGCGTCGAGATTGAGTACGACGGAATGCGTGAGTCATTCGCGCCTGGTGCGTTCGATACTGCTGCAGTGGTCGGCAAGCCGCTCGCGTACCGGCACAACGAGCCGATTGGCGTCATTACAGCGGCCAGCAATGAGCCGGACGGCCTGTACATCGACTTCGACGTCGTCAACACTTCCCTCGGGCGTGATGCGGCGACCCTTATGCGGACGGGCTCAAGCCGTGGCCTGTCCGTCGGGTTCGCTCCGCTCGAGTCGAAGCGGACCCAAGGCAAGAACGCGATCGTGTACACCAAAGCCGCACTGGCCGAGGTGAGTCTCACCCATCAGCCTGCCTACTCATCGGCAGGCGTCGGTTCAATAAGAGAGGATCACATGTCAGTCGAAACCGTCGAGGACGCCGCCCCGGCGGTCGTCGCAGACATTCAGGCACGCGAGGCCATCGACGAGCTGCGCCGCGAGGTCGCATCCGTCGCCCACGTCGCGGAGCCCGTCCACCCGCTCGCACAGTTCCGGTCGTTCGGCGAGTACAGCAAGGCCGTCCTCGATGGATTCGATTCGCGGGCACTCGTCGACCAGGTCACCGACAACAACCCGGGCGTACTTCCGCCCGTGTGGCTCATGCAGGTGCGGGGCATCATCGACCTCGGTCGACCTGTCATCACCGGCGTCGGCGGCCCGCAGTCGGCCGGCACCAGCGGCCTCGATATCAACTGGCCCTACTTTGACGGCAACCTCACCACGATCGTCGAGGCACAGGCCAACGAGAAGGACGAAGTCAACAGCGTCCGTATCGACATTAAGAAGGGCACCGCAAGCCTCGCGACTTACGCGGCCGGCTCGGACATCTCCTACCAGCTGCTGCAGCGTTCGATGCCGTCCTACCTCGACGCTCACAACCGCATCATGGCGGCGTCGTACTCGACGGTCACCGACCGGAAGTTCACCGATGACATGTGGCAGCTCGGCACTGGAACCGAAACCTACGACCTGAGCGCCGACACCACCGGTGCGACCTTCCGGGCGACGGTATTCGAAGCCTCTATGAAGTGCGAGGACGCGACCGGCGTCCCCGCAACCATCGTCTACGCATCGACCGCGCTCATGACGGCCATTGGCGGCTGGGAGTCGTTCTACCCGGCGCCGTACGGCGTCCAGAACGTGTCCGGTGTCGCGACCGCCAGCACGCTGCAGGTCAACGTGTCCGGGCTCCGCGTCGTCCGCGCCAAGTGGCTCGACGGCGCAGCCGCACGGCACGCCATCGTCACTAACGGCGAGGCTGCACGCTGGATCGAGGACGGGCCCCGGCTCGCCCAGGCAGAGAATGTCAGCCAGATCGGTCGTGACATCGCGATCTACGGCTACGGCGTCACTGCTGCCTACCTCCCCGCAGGCATCGTCCGGATCGTCGAGCCCTAAGCCATGGCGCTGCTATCTGGTACGCAACTGGCCACCGCATTGGATCTCACCTATGCGGCGGACCCGTTCGACCAGGTAGCAGCGGCAGCCGTCGCGGTGGTGTCCTCGGTCATCACCGCGACGGCACTGGCAGCCGAGCCCGCAGCACTCAAGGAAGCGACGCTCGGCATCGGGATCGACATATTTCAGGCACGGTTCGCAGCCGGCGGCGAGTCCGTCGGCCTCGACATGCAGGCCAGCCCGTACCGGCTTAACAGCATCCTGCTCAAGAGCCGGGCCGCCCTCATCGCGCCGTACATCCGCGTGGAGAGCATGGTCGGATGACCGCGCTCACCACCGAGGCCCGCCTAGGCATCACGTCAGCCGTCACCGGCCTCGGATACAAGGTCTACACGAGCACGCCGCCGGTGCCGATCCCGCCGAGCATCGTCATCATGGCCGACTCGCCGTGGGTCGTCCCTGAGCGGCTAGGCCGTCTGTCGTATAGGACGCAGTGGCGCCTGGTCGTCGTCGTTAACCCGCGCAAAAACAGCGCGGCGCAGCTCGATGCCGAGGACGCCATCGACACGATCCTCGGCGCCCTGCCCAAGTACGCAGTCGTCACCGACATCGGACCCCCGACACTCGTCGACATCGGCGCTCAGGGATCAGTCATCACCGTAGATATCCGCCTCACAGCCTCTATGAAGGAGTAGAAATGCCAGTCGTATCCATTGCGGGGTCCGAGTTCACCGTCCAAGTGGCCTCGACCGCATACAGCGCACAGGTGACCTCGGGCACCATCACACAGACAAGCACCATCACGCGCACGCGCACCCTCGGCGGCGGCAACGCGTTCACCCAGACCGATCTCATCAGCGCCCTAGCCGTAACGTTCCTGTTTGACGGCGACTCGGGCATGTACAACGCGCTCGAGAATGCCGCGACCGCCGGCACGTCGCTCGCCGTCACCATCGACGACGGCACCAACACGACCTGGGCCGGTGCCGCTATGTACGTCGAGAGTGTCGAGGTCGCATACGACGCGACCG